ATATAGAGTTTGCTCTCACTGCTTTTTGCTGCACGATTTGTCACACTGACACGCTTTGCACTTGTCAACGTACTCGCATACTCGCACGCTTGATACAGTTCTACGTTTGCATTGCAGCATGCTTTTGACAAGTTGCTTTTGCACTGTCTGTCTGACGTGTCACACTGCGAGAAAGCTTGACACGTTTTTCGATAGATTGCATCTGTGTCAGCAATCAAGATTGCAGCATGCACAATGCTGTCAGTGATTGTCAATTCTGTCTCTGTCTCTGCTTTCTTGTCATTTTTCTTGCGTAGTTTTGTAGTCATTACGTGCTCTCTTTCGCTGTCATAGACAGCATTTGAGCACTGCAAAAGTGCAGTGCTTCTGTCAGCATACGTCATAGACATACACTCACAGAAGCACTGCATTGACTGATTTGAATAGAGACTGTCACGATTTGACGTTATGCATGCACTCACTTAGCGTTTGACTTTTCAGTCTGTGTCAAGTCTCACTCATTTTTCTGTTTGTGTCTCTCACTTCGAAAAGCACTGTCATTGCTTGCGAGTGCAAGCTACAGTTTAGATCAAGAGACACAGAAGCAAATTGTCTGTTTCTTGTCAGTGCATAGCGTTACTGTGAGAGTGTCACATTGAAGCATAAAGCACTGACATGTGAAGCAGATTAGAGCACTATTGACACGTTGTGACTGATAGTATCGTTTGCATGTCACAAGTAGCATTATGCGTCTTGCATCTGTTTACATATCGTCAATGTCTTCAAAGAACAGTTACTGACTAATCAGTGTCTCACTGACAGTCTCATGCTGCTATCGCAAGCAACATTCTAAGCATGTTGATGCTCTGTGCGTTGCTGACTGTCTGACAGAGTACTCTGATTATCAAAGAACGTCTTGCTTGCTGTCTCGCAAGCAAGAGAACAACTAACTAATGCGATGCAATATTCGTGCAAAGTATTTGGCTTGACAATCTTTGTCACAGTGCATTTATGAATATGTAATGATATCATGAGCTTATAAGCGTGAGTTTTTCGTGACAATCTTTGTCACGTCGAATTGTAACTCTAATTACATGAATTTGTTACATAATTTGTCACTTTTTGACAATTTTTGTCAAAGTGCACTATATTGTTAATAAATTCATGTGCTTATAGTGTGTCATTGTATTGCAGCAGTGACAAAAATTGTCACTGTCTCAAAGTGTGTAATTAGAGTTACAATTAGAGTGTCAATATACTGACAGTGAGTGACACTTGAATGAGACAGAGTCAAGTGTCAACACAGCGCATCTCAGTGCGTCTGAACACTACTTTTGAAAAGTGTATGTCAGACGTAGCAAAACACGTTTGCTATCAACACAGCGCATCTCAGTGCGTTTAAGAGCACATTGATTTTTCGCTCTAATTGCTTGTAATCGCTTGTAATCGCTTGTCACTGTCTCTAATCAAGTATGACGTTCGCAAAGTGCCATGAATGCTACGTCTACAGTTCTGATGCTTTTGCGTATCAGTAAGTGATTAATACATGATTATGCATTAGAGAGTGAGACAGTCTGACAGTGACAAGTCAAGCAAGCACAGAGCGTCAAGTCTAACAGTCTGACGCTTGACGCTGTGCTCACGATATCGAAAACAGAGACATGCAAGTGCTCTGTCTGTGTCACTGTCCATGTTACATTGTATCATGAGTGCATCCAGTTGCATTATGCGCCATTTGTATACGCAAAACAGTGAAAAGTTTACATAATATGCATTATCAGACGTTAATGCCCCCTCCAAAAATCTTGACACTTCGATCTGACACACTGGGTGGGGCACCCACCACAAAATTTTTTGCCTGTAGTAGTAAACCTCCTTTTGGTTAACATACATAACTGCCCGCCACCCTTGGGTATTTTAGTGGAGTGACCAAAAGACTTGACAAAAGGATGTAATTGATATAGAGTACTCAGCCAACGGTATTTAGCCACTTCCAAAAGGAGGGAATATGTCTGAAGTTCCTATTACTTACAGTCAAAAAGTTGGTGAGATGAGACTTTCCAGGGGTTCGATAAATGGAGAGATACGTCTGTATGCCTGGGATGTCGTCCAAGATTGTACGCCTGACTGCCGTGCCAAACATTATTGTGGGTATGAGAAAACCACAGAAACTCAGACCATCAAGTGTCAGATACAGTACGACTTTGTCCGATCCTTTGTCGATACCCTTTTCCGGAACTACAAAGATAAGCTTGACGAGCCTACCATGTATCAGGTAGGTGTGCATTTGATTCCTATGTATCGTATGCTATGTAAGATGCTGATTGATGAACTGGGATTTAGCGAAGTATCCTTCCGATCTACCATGGCTGGGTGGAAAGTGTATCCCATCTATAAGGAAATCAGGGACCAGATTAAGTCAATACAAGATACGTGGCGAGCCCTCGGTCTCCAAGCTCCTCCTGTATCCAAAAGCCTCCCACCCACACCTGCCAATCCTGGTATAGGGACTGATTACTACGGGCAGATGGAAAGAGGAGAAATTCCCACTTTCAGTCAGCAAGCAAGTAGTAAGAAGAAGAGTAGACTTAAACGCTGAAAACCTGTTCTTTGTATACAAATCCTTGATACGGAAGATGATACTGCTTATGAATGTATGTGTCAGCATGTTCAAATCGTGGAAACTGATAGAATGGCAATGCTGTGGTAAAGTGTGGCAATTGCTTTTAAGTAGACGGTTTCCTGAAAGACAAGACTGGAACCCTGTGTGTTCTATATGTAAGGGGAAGAAACGGCGGGGTGGGTTGTTTGCTATTCAAGGAGGGAAGTGAGGGGAAAGAAAATGAACCAATATGATGAGGTTTGGCTTAGGGAGATAGTGGCCAACGCCCTTCGAGATGCACAGAAGAATGCGGAGTATCTTAATGATTGTAAGGTACCTCATGACTTCAAGATTATAAATCAGGATACCAAAGACATGAAGTACAAATGCATCAAGTGTGGAGGGGTGGTTTCAAGGACTGTTGGGGTGTGGTACATACGCGGAATGGAACATGCATTGAAAGGGATGAAAGATGAAGGCTAAGAACTACCGTGACGGGGCCGAGGGGATGATCGAATGGTGTAATGATCGGGTCTATGTACCCATCTTTCCACCTGGGAGTGATATACCCGTTTGGACAAGAATGGGCCTCCTCCCTAATACACCCAATCCGAGAACAGGACGTTGCTATGAGGATATGTGGTTGGCTCAGCAAGAGATTCTCCGTCAATGTCTGATTATGGATGATGGTGTTTTCATTTACCGGTTGATAGTCTTCTGTTGGATGCGGGGTGAAGGGAAAAGTCTCCTGGCGGTTCTTATCCAATTGTGGAAGTTCTTCAATTGGCCCAGACAACAGATCATGCTTGGTGCCAATTCTAAGGATCAGGTCAAGTTCGTACACTTTGACATGATGCGGGATATCATCCTGAACAGCCCTGACCTGTTAGCTATGGTTGGTGGGGTGGGTAACATCCAGGAAAAAGAGATTAGGATGAAGGATGATTCTAAACAAATTCGGAGCATTATCCGAAGTATCTCTTCCTTCACTGGTATTGTCTCTAACATTAGCGGATACACCTTCTCGGAAATGTTCGATATGAAGAAACCTCGATTCTTCGTACAGCTTGACGGGTCTATTCGTGCTATTCCTAATGCGTTGGGTGTAATTGACTCCACCGTCTCAGAGAAAACTCATGTACTTTTCCAGTTGTATACGTCATACATTCAAGGGATGACAAAAACCTTGTTCTTCAGTTATCGCTCATCCCCTGGTGGCCTTGTGGAGGACTTCTGGAATCCAGGAATGGATGAGGATCAGCTTAATGATTACAAGATAAAATTCCCTTTTGGAGAATTTGACAAGTACTTCAAGAATGTGTGGAGTGCGGGATTGATGACTATGTTTCCTGAACCAGTGGTTGAGGAGACACACATAGCAGGAATGGATGGGAAGTATCTGAATCACCAACATATACACCTTGCCCTCAGAGAGAAATACAGGTTGGTTGATCGTATAAATGATATGATCCAGAAAGGCCTGACTCAAGATATAAAAGAGGTGCAGGAAAGTATTTCGAGGATTGAAAGTACCTTCCTTCATATGGATACAGTCTATATGTTGGGTGATCGATATGGAAACTCATTGATGGCCACGATGGGTGATTTGAGCAAAATGTCGGATGTGTTTGATACTGATTTCTCTATCCATGCTGGAATTGACTTTGGTGATCCTTATGCAACTCATGGATTGGCTCGAACCATCTTGACGATAACAGCCAAGGGCCTTCCCGGCAGTAAGGTTCAACCACATTTATTCCAACCTGATGAGGTAGCTCCTAAATATCTTTACCTTCTTTTGTGCCTGATGCAGATAGATAACCATTCACTGAACGCGGTTAAGACAATTGTGGATGAGGCAAATACGGAGTATGCAGGGGTGGACACACTATGTAGTGAAAGGTATGGTGCGTGGGATGTTAAGGAATGGTGTGAAGAACGGGACATAGAATTTGAACCCATCTTTCCAAATTATGAAAGGCAAAAGGCGGCTTTCAAAGAGCTATTGGAAGCGGCTACAGAAGGGAGGCTCAAGTCCCCGACAGTGGTGGTAAAAGGTTCGAAAAAGGAGAATATACTTGAGGAGGAACTCCTTGAGTTTAACCATGATTCTGAGAAGAAGTGGTTTGGATCTTCCGAGAAGTTTGAAAAATTTGGAATACAAGATGATTGCATGTTTTCTTTAGGGTGGGGAATATATGGTGGGAGGAACAAAAATATTCAAGATTTTCGACCCAGAAGAAGTTCCTTAAATTTCGGACAGTTCTATGTGGATAAAACTATGCTTGGCAAATATGTGTAAATAATGCTTGACAAGTGGCATGGAGAAATTGTATAACTGGAAAGATTCTGGACTGGAAGGACTCCATTATCTTTCTTTTTCGGGAGGTGCTACATGCATATCTAACATTGGGGTATATTGGGGTACATGTTGTAGAAGTGCTGTATCATAACCGTTCGACCGAGGTTTAAGGAGCCCTTCCCATTTTTGGAGATATCATGGAACAAGATGAATTGGCTGAGGTTATACCTCTTGATGGAAAAGCCAAACAATACTTGTTGGATATGCCTGATGAGGTTATTCAAAGAATTTCCTTTACGATGCCTTGGCAGTATGATCCTTCCGAATCAGGGTATCGTGATCCCGATAAAGGCTTAGTTACTGGTACCGCAGGCGACAAAGGTACTCGTGATAAGCTGCAAGATGAGTGTTGGGACAAGTTCAACAAAAATCCGCAGTTAAGTTCCTCAGTTCGTGACCAAGTTGGTAGGATTGGTGGATTGGGGTTTAGTACTACCTCAGGAATCCATAAAATCCACCAGAACATTCAGGACATCTATTTTGATCCCCGCAACCGTTTATACAATTATCTCCCGAAATACATAGGGAGGGGATTTGTTGAGGGAGAATTGTATCTCATACTCACTTTGCACCCAAATGGCTTTGTAGAAGTGGACTTCAGCGAGCCAAAAGAGCTAAGTAGCAAGGGAGATGACAGTACGGGGATCATTTTCCACCCACATAAGCCGCATATGCCTCTCTTTTATATATATGAAGACAAAAATGGGAACGTTTCCCGGCAAATTCCGAGTATTTACGTTGGGATGTACCCAGAGTTGGCAACGTTGGCGGCAAGACATCCTGATTACAAGAGGAGCCTTCAACAAACGGCGAGGACGAGAAGTTCCAAGTTTTCCAAGTTGGGCAAATATATGAGGTTTGTTGTCTCTTGGGATAGAGGCTATATGACCCGTCGGAATGTGTCCTACCTCAGAACAGTCCTTGAATGGCTCAATCACTACGAAAACCTGAAGAAGTATGAAATTGACCATAAGAAGTCCAGTGGTGCTTACGTCTGGGTTTTTGAGTTTGATGATGCCCGAGCTTTTAAACTTTGGTTGAGTTTGTCCGATAAGGAAAAAAGAGAAACAGCCGTTGGAGCACCTTTGTCCCCCGGCGGGAGGCTTATACTTCCCCCAGGAATGAAGTGTGACATTGTTAATCCTCAACTGGGTGCTATCAAGGATCAGGATACAGATATTTTGCAGATGGTGTCCAGTGGGTTGGGAGTTGCTGAAGATCAGATGACAGGTGCTGCGAAAGGAACCTTTGCAACTGTTAAGGCCTCTCGTGGTCCCGTCTCTGACAGAACGGCAGATGAAATCTCCTATTTTGACCGATTCTACAAATATGACTTTTGGGGTGCCATCTTCTTTTTGCAATCTGCTATTGGAAAGTTTCCCGCAGAGTTCCCTCTAAAGGAAGCCTACACTTTTGATAAAAATCAAAAACCCAAATTCAAGGATGTAATGTATCGTCCAGAGTTCTTGATTGATGTTACATATCCAGTTTCAGAGATGATCGATACCGAAGCCAGATCGAAGGGTTTGTTGGGAGCCAAACATGGACCCGTAGCTGAAACACTTGGGATACCAAATTCAGAAGTTGCCAAGCGCCTTGGGTTTGGTGGGTATGATCGACTCAGGTTGCAGAAAGCCACTGAAGATGAGAAATATCCGGAGCTTGTATATACAATAGACGCTGAAAGTATTCAGGAGACAGTTGAGGGCGAACCATCGAAGAAGAAAAAGAATCCCAAATTGAAGAGGGATTAAATTTCCGATTTTCAAGAGAGGAAAGGGAAATGAAGTCAGAAAAGATTCCGCAGGGTGCTTTAAGGCTGCAATCAAGTGGGGCACATGCTTGTGCATTTGTTGCCGATGGGGAAGAAGCGACTCAACTCCAGATGATTGCATACAGTGGTGGAATCATATCGGATCATTACTATTGGGGTAATCTGGTCATCGATTTGGCGGGAATGAAATTTACCAAGAAGAAATACCCCATTTTGGAGGATCATTGGTCAAGGATGAAAATTGCCTTTACGGGCAAGCCTGTGATTGAGGAAAACAAACTGACGATTAATCCCAAATCCACCATTTTTGTTGACACACCGGAGAGCACCGAGTTCCAGAAATTGTCCAAACAGGGATTCCCATATGAATCCAGCATATATGCCGAGCCGTCCATTGTTGAGAGGATAGAGGAGGGGGCTTCCTCTGAAGTCAATGGTTTCACTCTGAAAGGCCCTGCAAGGATTTGGCGGCAATGCGAGTTCAAGGAAGCCTCTGTTTGTGTGTTTGGATATGATGACAAAACAGAAGCAAAAGCCTTTGCGAAGGAGGTGGTGGAACTATCATTTGAGGAAACAATCATCAATAGTAATAACGAACCAGAAAAAGGAACGAAGGGGGTGAAAACCAAAATGAACATCGAAGAACTGAAGAAAGACCATCCCGATCTGGTAACCCAGATTGAGGAAGGGATTCGGACCACGATGCAGACGGAAGTCGATACCAAATTGGCAAAGCAGAAAGAGGACTTCGAGAAAGAAAAAGGAACCCTCGAAACCACGGTATCGAAGATGGGTGATCAACTTCTGAGTTTTGAGAAGAAAGAAATCCTCAGAACTGAGAGGGAAGTGAAAGCCCATGCCGATTCGATCTGGGACAAGAAGCTGTCCGACAGTGACATTCCCGATCATCTGTTTGACAAGGTTCGAAAGCATGTCAGCCATTCGTTATTCAGCAAGGACGATGTGGTTGATTGGGACAAGTTCTCCACGGCGGTAGGGGAAGAGATCAAAAGCTGGGAGGATGGGGGTGTTACGACAGGTGTGATGGGCAGTGGTGGCCCCTCAACCCCAAGAGAGGTTGAGGAGGAAGGCGAGAAGGACAAGAAGCTTTCCAAGGAAAACGATGAAACTGCCAAACGCATGTTGAAACTTGCCGGGCAAGAAGTGCCGGCGGAAAGTACGACATAGAAAGGAGGTGAGACTCTATGCCAAGAGACATACCCAGTATTCAGTATGGTAGTCAGGAAGACTACAAAGATCTATACTATTCAGAGCCAAGTGCGGCTTTGAAGTTCCCCATCACGATCAGTGGTGGATTTGGGCAGTTGAGGATGGGTACCGCACTGTCCAAAAATGATTCGGCGGCAGGGAATGTGGGAAAGTATTTACCATATGACCCGACTGCTACAATCACGGGTACCGAGAATGCTCCGGGGCGGGCCAATTTGGTTCAGGACTCGGGGGCGGCGGCTACTGATCTGTACGTTGCCATGAACGATTCGTACAAGTTTGTCGTGGGAGATGATGTCATCATTGCCGATAGTGATGGAGAAGGAACGGCTGAAAATCTCAGCGCCATCACTGAAATTGACAGGGATACATACACCCACATGGCAGTGATCACGGTCACCACTCAGACAAGTGATGACTTTACTACAGCCAAGTTTGCTTTCATTACCTGCGAAGGGTACAATACATGTGACGGCATCTTGGAGAAATCTGTTGACACAGGCATCGGCGCCTTGGCGGAGGGTGCGATTGCTACCATGATATGGGGTAATTGTATTCTGTACGTTGGGGGCCTGCTGAATGTTGACTCTGCTGCAAGGACAGATTTGAGTGCCACGGCTCTCGGTCAGTTCCTTGGAATACGATAGAAAGGAGGTGAGAGGATATGCCAAGAGGTTTAGGTGATATTGCGAGTTTGAGATTGGAGACGCTTCAGAACTTTGTTACAAAGTTCATGCTACCTCCCGAACTCATTCTCTATGCGTTGTTCGGCAGTTCTAATTCTCCCTCCAGCTCCATTAAGTGGGAATCGCAAGAAGGCGGGAGAGGAATGTCTCCATTCAAGCCACCTGGGGCACCGACTCCGTTGACTGCTCCGCATGGTGTGGCTGAGAATACGGCTGAGGCCGCGTTCTGGGGGGACAAGATGTTTTTCGATGAGGAATTCCTCAATAACCTCCGTAAAGAAGGAACGACCGAGCAGTATATGGAGGCCGAGGAACGTTTGGCACGGGAATTGGCATTGATGACAAATCGCGCCAATCGCCGGCGAGAGTGGATGTTTGCCAAAATGCTGTTTGATGGGTCCTTTACCTATTCAGCCAGAGGTGGGGTTAAGATCTCGTTGGATTATGATATTCCATCGGATCATTTGGTTACCCTTGCCGTCGCTGACAAGTGGCAGAGTGGGACCAACCGAGATATTCTGAGCAATATCATTGATGGAAAGAAAAAGATCAGTGATGACACAGGATCACCGGTGAGTCATGCCATCTTCAATAGTACAGTGTTGAAGTATCTGGCGCAAGATCCCGGCATCTTGACGTTGCTCCAGAAGTCCACCTTTGGAGAGGGTGATCTGTTCAAGACCAACCTGAACAAGATTGTCGGAGTAAATCCGAAGGTGATCGGTTCATTGCTGGACATTCCCAATTTTGTTGTCTACGATGAGCGGTATGAGGTGAAAGCAAACCTGACAGCAGCAGTAACGGCAGATACCACATCGGTCATTTCCGTGGATGATGTAACCGACTTTGAAGTTGGCGGGACATTGAGGTTTTATGATGTTTCGGCAGCTACTTGGGAGGAAGAGACAATCGCCAGTATCCAAGTAGAGGCTGGCACGGTTACCGTGTCAACGGCTCCCGCAACGAGCTATAAGGCTATCGAAGATTATGTGCTCATGAGGAAGTCCTTTGTTCCGGATACAAAATTCGGCATGTTTGCAGAGCGGGTGGATGGGAAAGCCATTGCCACCTACAAGCAAGCTCCTTTCGGCCTGGATAGACACTATGGCCTGAAACCCGACCGTTGGGAAGAGAAAGATCCCGACGGAATCTTCATTCGGGTTGAGGACAAGGGGCTGCCGGTTCTCTTTCAGAGAGATGGAATGTACATTCTAACCGTGAATTAGCGGGAAGGAGGTGAAGTACCATGAAACGAGATAGACTACCTTCCCCATCTGTGGCTTTTGGTCACAGAGTAAACGAGATGGTTACCTCCCCGTTGGTGGCAGACTACTCTGGTGAGTTGATTGCTTCCATTGTGAAAGGTAACCTTGGTGCTGTGGTTGACCCCGCCAGAGTCGTTGATGTCTGGATATCGGAGGGCGCCAGTGGTAAAGATGATGACAGTCCGCTTGAAATAAGTGGAGAGGTTTTTATCAATGGTGTCTCTGTCCTGTCTACGACGGTTGGCATTGGTCATGTGAGCGGCGAAGCTTCCCAGCACAAAACAACCCGAGTTACCGGAGATACGGGGATAACCCAGGCGGTCGTGGACACTGATGCAAATACCGCGAATCCGGGTGATGTGGTTACATACGATATCATCCTGGATCGGACATCTGACCCGACCACAGAGATTTCCAGTGTTTCCCTTGTTGTAGAACTGGAACCTCTTAATCCTTACAGATAAACGGAGGAACAATCGATGGACGTCGAAGAAATTGAAGTATTAGTCACGTTGAAGTCGGGCGATACAACTTGGCCTAAAGGAACTATCCTGAAAGCCCCGTTTGTCGCTGCTATCCAAGAGGAGATTCGGGCAGATGTCGGCACTATAGCCATTCGCCGTCGAAAAGGTGAGCCCGCTTATGTCGATTCTGCCCAGTCCCCTTCACCTCAGGTTAATGCACAGATGCAGCAGGCGAGTGCTGCACTTGAGGCGGCGGGTGTCGAAATTGACAACCTGAAAGTAGAGATTGGTCTCCTCAAAGCCAAGATCAATGTTCTGGAGGAAGGCGCAGGAACCCCATCTGATGATGATGAATTTGAAGCTCTCAAATCCGAAAATGAGGAGCTGAAGGCCAAGATCCAGATCATACAGTCAGGGGTTGCCGATGCAGTGGATGTTACCCCTGAGGAATTGGATGCTGTAATTGGCTCCTTATCGGAAGGTGCGAAGAAAGAAGTCAGCAAGAAGAATGCCGGCAAGTTGAAGAGGTAGGCATGTCCACCACAAAAGCCGAAATCACTACGTTGCTGGAGCAGGAGATAAAAGACCTTGCTGACAGCTTTGAGACTGAGGATTACAGCAATGCTTGTGATCAGGCTGAAAGAGAAACAGGGTGGGCTTATCCTGTTGCCGATGGATTTCGTACTCTTTGGCAGAAGGAACGAGCCAAGAGGCATTTGTTTTTCTTCCTTTTATCACAATCGACAGAGGAATTTCAGGTTCGAACGATCAAGCTGAACCAAACCTTTGAGCATCTTGATAAAACCGTAGATCGTATGGACAAGGCGTTCGAAGCGATCATTGAAAGCAGACCAGAAGAATTTGCCAATGTTGACGCCATGAATATGTTCGGCACCAAGTTTGATGCAGGATTTCAGTATGACGATTTGGGAAGGGATACCACGTATGACGACACCAATTTGACAATATTGAAACCGAATGAGTCTTCCTAATGTCGGCATCTACCAGTATAAAGAGGGCACTGAAAAGAGCCGGTGCTTCTTACACTATCTTCAGAACTGCTGGAGATGTGTCTGGGGAGTACCTGGATTCTGAATCAAACAGCCAAGTGACGAAACCGTTCATTAGAGAGTTTTTCCTGGAAGCAATGCTCTCTCATGATACGGAAGTTATAACAGGAGATGTCATTGAACTTGATACTCCTGGTGATCGTTACTTGGTAATGAATAAGACACCTCAGGTGTTGAAGAATGCCATAATTCTGAATGATGCGGTTCTTTACAAAGCCAATGTATCTGGTGAACTGTATAGAGCATCTGGTGAAGGTGTTTGGAATAATCGATATCGACAGGAAACTTCTTGGGAGCAAATAAGTGGTGAGGGAGGATCAGTATGTTATGCGTTACAGACCGAACCACTTCATGGTATCGAATTACAAACCGATGAAGAACTTGGCCAAATTGGCATAGAGAATCATGAACTGTATATTCCAATATCATTTGGTGTGCAAATAAATGATAGGTATCAGCCTGCTTCAGGTGAGTACTTCAGAGTAAATTCGGTGAAAGAGAGAAGGTACCCTGGAGTGGATGTAGTCTTGCTGGAAGAGGATCAGAGAAGATAGCTTCTATATCAAAACCACGAGGGTTTTGATTCCTTTGTCGGAACTATGAGGGTTTCGATGTCAAGTAAAGTCAGAGTATTTGCCAACGGCTGTTTTGATTTATTGCATTATGGCCATATCATATTGCTTAAAGGTGCCGCTGTTCTGGGTGAAGAACTTATTGTGGGTTTGAATTCTGATAAGTCCATAAGAGAATTGAAGGGAGACAATCGCCCTGTCTTTCCCCAAGAGCAAAGGCTGGAAATGCTTCAAGCCATACGATATGTCGATGATGTCCTTCCTTTTGATACAGAACGAGACCTTGAATTGCTGATCAGGTTTGTCAAACCAGATATTATGGTGAAAGGCCCTGATTGGGATGGTAAGAAGCTCACGGGACAAGATGTACTTGAATCTTATGGTGGACGAGTTGAAATAGTCCCTGTGAAAGTCGATTCCACAACCTCAATTATTGAGAGGCTCAGAAAATGAGGATACTGGTAGTTGGTGATTTGATGCTTGATCATTATGTTATGGGAATAGTGAATAGACGATCTCCTGAAGCAGATGTTCCAGTTCTTCTGAAGGAATGCGAATCGTTTTCACTTGGGGGTGCAGGGAATACCGCAGCCAATCTGGCGAATATGGGAGCGGAAGTCTTGTTGGTTGCATTAGGCGGAGCGGATGCGGCAAAGTGTGCATTCATCAATCTGTTGCTAAAAGAAGCACACATCCAACCTCACCTTGTACGAATGGGAGTTCTCTCCACGAAGACCCGGTTTATTGTCGAAGGACATAACCAGCTCCTGCGTTTGGATGAAGAACAGGATCAGAGGATTAAAGTAACCTTACCCACAGACTTCGATCCTGATGTGATTGTCGTGGCAGACTATGCAAAAGGGGTAATTCAGAAAGATTTGATGGATACTGTGAGAGGTTTTGGTGTGCCTGTCATAGTCGATCCTAAACCCATTCATACTCCTTTGTACAATGGAGTATATGCCATATGTCCCAATAAGAAGGAATGGAAAGAGATGGCACTTCCTCCAAGGGGTTGTGAATATGTGGTTGAGACACAAGGTTCAGAAGGAATAACTGTATGGGGAAAACACCTCCAAGTGGTACATTTTCAAAAAATGTGCCATGTCTCTTCCCATCCAGTTGATGTAGTTGATGTGTGCGGGGCAGGAGATACAGTGACAGCGGTAGTGGCAATGTGTACAGCAATGGGGAAATCTATAACAAAATCGGCGGTAACAGCGTTAAACTGTGCTGAATGGGTAATAACACAACCAGGAACGGTTCCTGTGACAAAGGAAGTGTTCGAAAGGTATTTGGTATGAAGAAAGTACTATTTGTGGGAGAGCATCCGTTGGGACATACAGGAAATGGGAAGATGATGAGAGCCCTTCTTTCCCAATTGGATACGGAGGAGTACACTCCTTCCTGTTTTGTATTTGAATCGTCAGCGGATCCCACTCCCAGACTATTCGATTGTTTGCCTGTGAACATAGTTGCTGTTTCTCAGTGGGATATGGATTCAACAATGGCCAAATTGTTGAATATCGCCCAACGAGCCGAGCTTGATTATATGGTGTTTGTGGGTGTTGATGTATGGTATTATTCTCGGATATACCCTCAATTGAGAGAACTTGCCTTTAAAAGGAGTTTTAAGTTCGTCCAAATTTTCCCTTATGATATACAGGCCTTGCGGTCTGATTGGGTTGAATGGATAAACAATATTGATTACCCATATGTATATTCCAGATATGGATATGATAAACTAAAGGGAGTTGTCCCCAATCTGAAGTACTTCCGTCCGCCTTTCGATATGCCTGATATTTGGAAGCCAGTGGATGAAGAGGAGAAGAACGTCCTTAGGAAGAAACTATTCCCTTCTATTACTGAAGAGGATTTTCTTTTCGCAGCCATTGGTCCAAACCAAATCAGGAAAGATTACCCGAGGCTTATCAAAGCCTTTTCGATGATCAAAGAGGAGCAGCCAAACGCCAAGTTGTACCTGCATTGTAATTCTGTTGGGGCCTACAATATAATCCAGACGGCGGAGGATTACGGGTTACAGAGTGGGGATCTTATAATGAGAAAGGAAGGGGTACATTACGCCGCCACAGACATGCCCAATCTATATCATGCATTTGATTGCTTCGTCAACTGTTCCCTGCAAGAAGGTTTGTCTTGGACGACTCTTGAGGCGATGCTGTGTGGCATTCCTGTGATTGCTTCGAACTCTACAGCGCATATAGAACTGCTGGATGATGCGGGTGCTCTTGTACGTTGCGAGGATTTAACATATTTGCCTTTATTTGGCAAACGGGGCGAAACCCTCATAGAAGCCTTTGCCTGTAATCCACAGGACATAGCAGAAGCTATGGATAGGGTTATGACCAACAAACTCGTTCGGGACCGAATGACTCTGTTCGGTAGGGATTTCGGTTTGCAATGGTTGGAAGATGTGTCGGATATAAATAACGTCCTTGAAGAAGTACTTGAGGTTGAGAGGGTAATCCCGGTTGAGGAAAAGACCTTAGCAATCCTATTTGCACAACATTCTGCCGGTGGTGATGTTTTGATGACCACTCGTTGTCTCAAGGGATTGAAAGAGAGGCACCCCGATCTTCCCCTACATTATATGACTCAACCTCAATATGTTGATATTGTGGCTGATAACCCTCTTATTGATATGGTTATTCCTGAGTGGGATGAAAGTCAGTTGAAGAAATATAGGATTGTGTATAATCCACACGGAGAAAGAATACTCCCAGGACAATGGGGCAGAAATGCCAATAGCATCCTGGCTGACTTCTATTGGAGAGTTTTGTACCTTGATAGGCCGGATGACTTCTACATCCATAAAGAAAAACCACCAAACCGTCTTGCTCTACCAGAGGTTCCTTTTTGTGTAGTGCATACGACTGGCGGAGACTCTCATTTCAGAACCTATAAGTATATGGCGAATGTTTGCAAATACCTTGAGGCTAAAGGGTATCCGACAATTCAGATAGGAGGACCGGATGATTATCCTGCAGGGGCCAGTTTTGATTGGAGGGGCCTTCGCCGTACCCAAGATGCTTGGATAATGAGCAAAGCCAGGTTTGCCGTTACGGTTGATAGCTTTCATTCACACTTGGCTGGTGCATTAGGAGTGTCACAGGTTGCCTTGTATGGATCGGGAAATGCAAGTGTTTGTCAGCCTAAGCAGGTAGGAGGTACTTTGATATGCCTCTCGCCTGATTACATAATGGATTGTCAAGGATTGGGCCCTTGTTCTGGGTCAGTTAGGGATTGTGCAGTCCCTTGTACAAGTAGCCATTCCCCAGGGAAGATACTGAAAGCAATTGATCAGATAATTCGAAGGGAGGGAAAGTGAAACCTTTAGTTATTGCCAGTAATGGTTTTAATGAGATCGACCAGGTGGAATCATGGTTTGATAACATGATGCCTATTGCTAATGGAATGTTGATTGTTGACAGTGGTTCCACTGATGGTACAATTGATTTCTTCAGGAAAAAAGCCAAGGACTTTCCTGTTGTCATCATTGTGGATGATATCATTCAGCGGGAGGGGTATGGGCCGGCGAGAAACCATCTGAGACGAGAAAGCAAGGCCCGCTTTCCTGGTGCTCACTGGATGGGATTCTTCGATTTTGATGAGCGAATCCTTCCATCAGATTGGCACCAACTTCGATGGGTGAAAGACAACCTCATTGATAAGTATGATGTGATTGCCCTCCCGAGAATCGATTGGTTGGATTTGGAAATGACTACTATGGCAAAGCCCTGGCAAGCACATCCAGATTGGCAAGCTCGGATGACTCGTTTGGGAAGTCCCATACAGTATGTCCGCAAGTTGCATGAGCAGATTACGGGGAACAGGGGTATTTTCTCTCGTCTAACCAATCCGAAGATCAACCATTTTCACAGGATTGCCGGTCAAGACAAGAGGGATTTCATTGGGAAGCTGTGTGCCAAACTCCATATGGAAGATGATGAATTTGGTGGAACATACCCCATGCATCACAAAGAGCAGCATTACCGTGACCTCTTGAAGGAGGAAGGACTGAGAGGTAGTGAAGCAGGTAAACGTCTTCGTGAGCGGTTGGAAAAGGAGGGACCGACTTGAAATATCCCGTGGATTATTGTGTCATTGTTCTTGGTGACATTCAACCATTTGTGGAGTTGCATTTTGAAAGCCTCCTAAAGACGATGGATTTTGGTTGTTTTGAGTCCTTGAATATAGTGGACAAAGAAACTAAGGATGGGTCAATTCAATATATTGAAGAGACACAACCTGATGCTAATATTTATCCATTGGGGTTTTTCCGTCCGAGGACTTATAATAATATTGGAATTGGAAGTGCCTGGCAATGGGATATGGCTTATTCCTGGCAGCATGCTGTTGAAAACTGTGGCGATTCGGAGTGGGTGCTACTTATTCATCCAGATGTTGTTTTTTGGAATGCTAAGATCTACTTCGAGGAAATGTGGAAATTAGTAACTGAAAGCACAGCCATTGTTTATGATGGAAATAGCCTTCTGATCAGAAGGGAGGCTTATGCACAAAGTTTTTTGAAGTTTTGGCCTTTGATGGGAACATGCTATCAGAAGACTACAAAGGATTATATCCAAGAAGGGAAGATCCTTCCTGTGAATAAACAAAATGCTGGTTCGCTTGTTATAGAAGGAATAGAAATATGTGAATTGATATATGTGGAGTTGTCATACTTTGGATGGGAAGTCACAGTAGTTCCAGATACAGTTTCGCTCCATAAGGGGCATCTCTGTCAGTGTACCAAGCATGATCTTGATCTGAATGATCCCGTTCATGAGAAGTTATGGGATAAAAAGATGGCAGTGCTTCAAAGCCATTTGGAAAGGCTAAGGGCTGGAGGGTCCTACATGTGAGGAATGTGTATTCCATAAATGATGAATTCGAGAAATCTCTTTGTATCTATACAGGAGCTAAGTATGCTGTTGTTTTGGATAATTGTAGCAATGCCTTATTCCTGGCTTTGAAATATGAAGGCGTTGAGGGAATGAAAATAGTAATACCAAAGAGGACCTACCCTTCTGTTCCTTGTGAAATAATCCATGCTGGGGGTAAGGTGGGATTCACCTCTGAAGAGTGGGATGGTTTTTATTACTTGAAACCTACAAAGGTGGTTGACAGTTCTTTACGGTTCACAAGGAGTATGTATGTTACCAATACCCATATGTGTTTGTCTTTCACGGGTCCTTACAAGCATCTGAAGCTTGGAAAGGGAGGAGCAATTCTAACTGATGATTACCAAGCATATTTATGGTTTCGAAGAGCAAGGTTCAGTGGTCGAAGAGAATGTTCCTATCACACTGACAACTTCGATATGTTGGGATGGAATTGTTACATGAGTTCAGAGGTTGCCGCAAGGGGATTGCTTTTGATGGAACAGTTTTACGACATGGAAGGTATTCCCATTGACAACGACAACCTTTCTCTTTCATATCCGGACCTATCTAAATTTGAAGTGTATGGAGGGACACGATGAAAGTAGGCAGAAACACAACGATAAGTTCATCGACCAACTTTTACAATTCCGAGAATATTGTGATTGGGGAGAATGTAAGGATTGATGATTTTTGCATCATAACGGGGAATGTGACAATTGGAAGTCATTTGCATATTGGAGCTGGAACGCATCTTCATGGGGGTGGAGGAATATTGCTTGAGGATTTTGTTCATATAAGTCCAAGAGTGACCATCTTCAGTGAGAATGATGACTGGTCTGGAATGTCTTTGATTGGTCCTGCTGTTCCCATGACGTATAAACCAGGATATGATAGTCAACCAGTAGTCTTGAGGAAACATTCTGGAGTCTGTATTCGATCAACCCTATTGCCCGGGGTTCATGTGGAAGCTGGAGCTATAGTTGCCGCCCACTCGTTTGTAAAGGACGATTGCAAGGAATGGTCGTTTTATGCAGGGGTGCCAGCAAAATTCCTGAAACTTCGTCTTACAAGGGCAGTAACTGAGAAACTGGAAAAGCAATTCTTAGAGGAGTACAAAAGAAATAACCCATGAATAAGCTGAATAAATACACCAGTACAGGTGTTAAGTTCATGAGACACAAAGAAGCCATTGAATTGTGCCGTGAAAGTGGGATGGCTACTCCCATATCACTGCAAGTGGCTCCTACAAGTAAGTGTAACCTCAAGTGTTCTTTCTGTTCGAATGTAAACAGGACGACCCATGAAAGTCTTGATCCTGAGAAGTTGTGTGGCTTCATTAGGGAACTGTCTTACAGAGGTTTGAAGACAGTTGAATGGACAGGTGGTGGTGATCCGACGATGTATGAGCATATCAGAGATCTAATCCTGTTCACGAAAGGATTGGGACTTGAACAAGGTCTGATAACGAATGGCATTTTGCTTGGAAAGGTTCTCAGTCAAAATGCCCTTGATTCATTGTCCTGGGTTCGTATTTCCATGAACTGTCTTGATTACATTCCCACTGGTTTTAAGATTCCAAAAATAAAAGGAACTTTGGGGTTTAGTGTGGTTATACATAAAAGCCTAAAGTCTACTTTTTGGCATGATTTGGATGAGTATGTGAAGGAATATAAACCAGCATATGTCAGGGTAGTTCCAAATTGTCAAACAACCAAAGAGCAGCAGGAGGTCAATAATAAGGAGTTTCCCAAGTATGTAGAAACTCTTGGAAAACCCTATTTCTATCAGCCAAAGGTATTTGAAAAACCTGAAAGATGCTGGTGGGGGTACTTCAAGCCATTTCTGTTGCATGATGGTTATGTCTACCCCTGTAGTTCTGTGGTTTTGAATGAGGACTCCGAGAGGTCATTTCATAGTAAATACCGATGGTATCATATGGATGAAGCGGTTGAGCAGATGTATGGCACTGAGATGAAACACTTTCCCACAGAGAGTTGTACCCATTGTGTATTCACCGACCAAAACAATATGGTCGATCCTTTGATCCATCCTTGTGAAATGGAGAACTTCATATGATCAAGGAAATTGACATCTGTGATATTTACTCTCAGGAGATGAAATGGCTGTGGCAAAATTCAAGTTGACGGAAGAGTGGTTGCATGAGTATTATGGCAGTCACAATGACCAGCAGGTGATTGATTCGGAGAAATGGTTGAGGCAGTACGGTTCCAATGTTCCCGAAAGCAAGATCCCTTTATGGTCGAAGTGGAAGCACCTTACTGAATATCAGGTGAATACAGAGGAGATTGTCGATCTGTGCCTGTCAATGATTGGTGGTTATTTCCTTTCTGAATTACAGGCACACCGGCAGGTCAATGTCATGAGGGTTCCTGGGATTTCTCAGGGGTATGAAGAGGCTCTGAAGAAGATCAAGCCTTGTACTATTCTTGAATTGGGGGTGGG